CGGGAAGAAAAGTTACTGCGTTTGGTAACGGAGGATGATACATAGGAGCATCTTTTACAACCGTTACAACCTCTACTGGTTGGACTTCAGGTATCGAGGGTTTTGAGTCCCCGAACCATGAACAACCACTAATTAGGAGCAATACTAATACTATTAGAGCTTTCATTAAACTGGTACGGGTTAGTAAGTTTTTCAAATTCCGCTCCGACGGCTCGCGTGCCTCGGTTCACTATATTCTCGATCAATCCAGGTTTTCTCAAAGAAAGCACATTGAGATCGTGCTTCGCGAACTTTTTTCTAATGGTTTCAACCTCAGCCTGTGCTTGCTGGTTTTCATCGGTTAGCTTTTCTATTTGAGCAACCATAAGTTCTTGGTTTCTAATAGTTTCTTTAAGGTTTTCGTTTTGAGTTTCTATAGTGCGTTCTAGGGTTTTTTGGTTCTGGATTGACTGTTCTAACCTTATATGAAACGCATCAATCTCAGCCTGAGACTTGTCATAATACAGCTTAAACGACCCTGCTAAAAGTAATAAAGCCAACCCTAGTCCTGCACTTAATTTAAAACCCATCATTTAAAGATTAGTATAACCCCTCCAATTAATATAAATGCACAAAGTAACCCTATAGCCGTAACACCCATTATGACCCATATCTGATGGATCATCTTCTTTCTAGCAGCAGCTCTCGCCTTGATTGCTTCCATCTGCCGTTTGTGGTTAGCTTTCTGCCTAGCCTTAGCTTCATCCCATCGTTGTAACAATGCCGGATCGTGAATTACGAGCATATCGTGGAGTGATTTCTCCCACTGATCGCGTCTGTGTTTTATTGATTCTAATTTTAAAAGCTCCTGTGAACTAAGGTTATTAATAACCGAATCTTTCTTTTCGCGCTCAAAAGAATCTAGCGCATCGGAAAACCCTTGCATCAGCTCAACTGCTTTCGCAGCTCCATCACCGACCTCGTTTAATTTATTTATGGCCGTTGAGATGGTCGATAGTATCGCACCGGCAGCGGCGACTGATTCAATAATCATAGTAAACCCCTACGGTTTACGTGACATATAGGCTGTCGCGCCGAAATACAAACCTATAATAGACGCTTGACTAAGGAACAACATATCGCTTAGAGAAGACAAAGTTGCGAGGCGTTCTTCTGGCACAAAAGGAAATAGAGGCAATAGTGAATATAACACCATTGAAGACATAGCTACCCACGCTATTCTGCGTTGAGAGTCTTGTTTCTCTTCTCTTAAGTCTAACTCAATCATCTGTGTCGCTCGTTCCAGCTCTTCATCTGAAACTGTTCCGTCTTGGTCTATGTCGTATTTAGCCCAAACAGAATTTTCTTGTAATTTTTTAACCATAGTCAATCCCAAAATTTTTGGTTGGCTGCTGTTATCACTGGTTTGCAGTAAGCGGTTATATTATGCTGTTTAATACCACCTCTACAACGGGTATCTCTGCAATTGTGTTCTATCCAATATGCAAACTGCTGGCATCTATGAATATCTCTAAACAACATTTGATCTGAACCTTGCGCTACGTTTCCCTCAATAACGGTAATTAACATAAAGGCTAGTATTGTGCCTTTCATTCAAATGGCGTGTATTGCTTGCCATGATAAACCAGAGCTTGGTTTCTATTTTCTCCAGCAGACACATAAGAAACATGAATCCAACCACTGTTAGGGTCTACTCCATCATAAAACTCAAGGATCAACTGGTCATAATCTAAATTATCTATTATCCATCGAGCTACTTTATCGTTATGTACCCCTGGAATCTCGAAATCTATTGCTTGTCCTTTACAGTGCTGACTGTTAGAACTCGAGCCTATTGCGGCGTTTAATTCTTGACATCGATACCCGCTATTAAGAGTAAACGGTATTCCGTAATGTACTCTAACTGGTTCTATTACATTCTCCAGAACACGTTTTAAGTTTTCTAGCTCCTCACCAGTAGCGGTATTATCTATACCATGCCGCTGTGCTGTTTCACTTCTACAGCACTCACCTAGTGTAAAATGCTCGCTTAACTTCTCACTCATTAGTTAATCTCCACCGTTATATTACCGCTTGCAATTACTTGTATGGTTCCTAATGTAGCAGTTGCGCTTAACCCTGAAGTTTCTGGTGTAGAAAGGTATTCCCAACGAGTACCTAACCAAACTTGAAGAACTTCCTCTGTTAAGTTCCAAATTACTTCTCCTGTTGGAAACTGTAACTCATCTATTTCTTCGGCGGTGTATTGAGGTGTTGCGTCAAAATCAACCGCATCTAAACTAAGTTCTAATATACGAACGAATCTATTGAACGTATTTACATCAACGAACTGCTGAACATACGGAGAAACTAGAGGCAAACGCCCTTGTAGTATCTTGCTCATCTTCTACCGTTAGGACGAAGATCTAAACGAGTACCACCGACTCTAAAGCCTACTCCTAGTTGCACACCTTCAGCAGCATCGTCATCAGATTCAAAACGAACTACGGCTTGTCTTGCACGTGCTCGCATATCTATTTTCGTAGTAGTTGCTGTAAATGCGCTTGTACTATCTGTTGCTAAAGAATCACCAGGATAATTACGGGTCTTTAACACTGTATTTATTTGTTGTCCAGAACCACCAGTCCCTGTAAATTTAACGTCTGGTATCATACGCCGTATAAACTGAAACTCTTCTCCTTCTCCTATATCGAAGTCTCCTGACTCAATATATACGTTAGTCATCGGAGAACCGTCTGCGTCGTTACCAGTTTCATGGTCGTAAATATAGTAGTTACTGTTTGCTTCACCGGCGGCTCTAGGATTATTTTCTATTCCTTCATCGATCCATGCTGTCCTATCTAATTGTCCTATAGACCAAACATTATCCACATAATTAAAAACAGCATAACGATTAGGTAAGTTAGAATCACTAGAGCTGTAAAACCAACCTACTTCGTTAAATTGTCGGTTTAAAAATCCAAAGAACTGGAAGTTTTGTTCTTCGTTAATATCGTCAAACACATAGCTATGTACTGAACAAGGTATATTTTGTACAGAACCGTTATATACATAAAAACCTTTACGATCCATCCAAAAAATACCAGCAGGAGAATTAACAGCTGCGTTAGGCCCGATCAATCCCACACCTTCGTTAATTAGATTTAGTCCAAAAGTCAGCGGAGGGCCAATAAATTGTAAACTGTATAACGAAGTGTCTGTCCAAATAAGCACTTCTTGACGTGCTCTTATGCCGCCTATGATTTGAGATCCTGAAGAAAGTCTTAAAGATCCTGCGGTATTAGTACTTTTAGGTTCCCATTCCAATATATTTTCTTGGTCACAAAAAGCAATAAGTAACGGGTCTATAACGCTCGTGCGTGCAGTCCCGTCAGTATTAATAGGGTCTGCTCCTAATACAATAGCGTGTCTGTCTATATCTGACACAAGTACTTGAAGCCCTACGGTCGGCGGTAAATTAACCCCAGAAAGATCTTCTAATGCTTTAGCTCTAACTGAAACGGTATCTGTATTATCCCAAAAGAAAATATTCCCCGCTCTTGCGCAAGAAAGCATATCTTCACCAAAATTATCAATCGACCACAACCTTAATTGACTAGAAGCACTTAATGCGCTAACAGAACCAAACGTACCCCCGCCCCAAGTACCAGATCCCCAACCAGAACCTTGAACATAAGTATCAAGTCCAATATTAATTTGATAAGCTCCAACTACGCTACTGCCTCCGTTGCCGCTGTCGCTGGCATTAGCAGTAAGCGTTGCACCAGTGGTGTCTTTAGCTGTAAAAGTGTAGGCGTTAGCACTAGTTATAGTAGCTATTTCATATTCTTGATTAAGATCAGAACCTCCTATATTACCGCCTAGTGAACTTGCTCCGCTAAATGTAACGAAATCTCCCGCCACTGCTCCGTGGTTCGTGTCTGTTGCTGTAATGGTAGAAGAACCGTTAGTCGCTGAAAAAGTAACATCCCCTGCGCTTGTAGTTGAACGAAGAGGTGTTATGTCATAAAACGCATCACCTTCTTGAATGTATAGTTTTACACGGGTTCCGATACCTAAAAATTTTGTGCCTTGAAGATTAACCCACGCGTGAAGTTTACGACCCGTTCCTAAATAAGCATTAAGAGAGTTTTTAGCCCACCCGC